CTTGATTTATACGATTTGTTAATAGCAACGACGCAGAAGGGGACTTTGGTATCATCTATTGATATTAAAGGATTCGATGCGTCGGTTCAACCTATTATGAAAGAGTTGGTCAATGCGCTTTGTCAAAGTGTTTCGATGCGAATAGAAAGTGGAGATCTTGGTCCGTTCATTGACACAGTTAGAACGTTGACGAATGTCTTGGATAAAACTAACAAACGATATACTGTTTCAGGTTTATGGAACGCAGTGACATTTGAAAGTAATCATGCACAGACAGCAACTACGTATAAGAGTAAGTATTTTGGCGAGATTAATAATCAAGATGGTACGTACCCATCAGGTCGAGCGGATACGTCATCGCATCATACAATAGCCTTAAGCGCGTTACAACGTGGTAACGAGATGCGAAGACGTATTGATAAGAGTGTAACCTATAATGCTTCGACCTTACGATTAGCTAAAGCGATGGGAGACGACAAGCTTGATGTTTATTCAGGACCGATTGAGATGATGGGGGAACAGATCGAAAGTGATAGGAAAACGTTAGCAGAATCAGGATTTGAAACGACTTCAGATTTGTCTAGTCATAGTGGAGAGTTCTTACAATTACATTGTGTGAGGGGAAGATATGTGCCAAAGCCATCAAGAGTGAGTTTGTTGACGGTCGAACACATTAAAGAGAAGAGATATTTACATGGTGCGTGTAGTGAATTACTATCTGTGATGGATGACTTAATTTCGAGATCAAAGAGTCTAGAAGGTTTAAAGCTTTTAGTATTCAGCATAGCGATGCACTGTATAAACAGAGCGGTGTTAAACGTTCGGTATGAGGATTTAGATAAGATCAAGCCAAAGCTAGAAAGTAATAAAATACGTTATCACGTTTACGATAGGACTAATCCAACAGATAAGAATGGTTTCAGATTAATTAGTATTTATGTACCAATCATGTGGTACTTTATGTATAAAGGCGGAGAATTGCCAGCGTGGCCGATAGTTAGAGCGAATGGAACGTTAACTCCAAATGAAAGTGTATATACTGTTAGAGGGGAAGCTAAACGAAGACTTATATTTGATATGATCGGAATACGAGAGATTGAAGATGTACATAAAAGTGTGCGTATTCATCGAGATTACCTTAGAAGAATGAGAGTTCACGCTTCAGACGCATTAATCCAACTTAAAGTCACAGATATTAAAGAGGAAGTGCGTTCGTCGCGATTACCATACGATCAAATACAAAAGTTAGCACATGGAATACAACAATATACTACACAGGATAAATACGAACGTTCATTGCTCGCATATAAGAAAATCTCACGTGAGTTAGAGCAGACGAATTTGACACGAGTTAAAGTTGGTGATGATGACGTGAAGCTCACAGGTATGCGGAGCAAGATTGTACCGAGAACTGTTGTTTTTGCGTTTGAGTTAACCGTTAAATTGGAACAGGTGTTGATTACAAAGGAGACAGATTTATCTGAAGTGCCTCTAATGAGTAAGCGCCTTATTGATCATTTTGCTTCACTTCAGAGAGATCATGTATTTCGGACAGAGTCAAAAGATGCGTTACATTTATACGATTTTGATGATACAGATATGCCTTTAGTTGGAAATGCGAAAGTTATTGAAGTTTTACATCATGTAAGATTGAATAGTAATATGGCGGAAGGGACACAGACGTGGTTATTATATGTTTTGTTGGGTACTAT